TTCCATCTTCACTTACACATATGGTTGAAACGAAGGAAGGAAATAATACTAGAATTAGTTTAGCTTTTAATGTTTTTATAAAAGGAACAATAGGTAGTAATAAGAATTTAACAGAATTAGTTCTATAAAATACTATCTTTATTTAAATAATATAGGTATAATAGGAATATTATGGCTAAAATAAACGGCGGAATCATAGGACCGAGTAACACTCCAAATCCTTTTATAGCAAAAGGAGTGTGGAAATTAAGAGATGCTTTCAATTATATAAAAGCTGGACTCTGGCCTTCTCCACTTGGTTATCAAGTAAATAACTCATTAAGATTTAATACTGATAGTTCTGATTATTTAAATAGAACTCCTGCTACTACAACAAATCAAAAAACTTATACTATAAGTTTTTGGTATAAGAGAATGAATACGGGTGCAAATTCAATGATTATGAATGTAGACGCAGCCGGGTCTGCATTTTTGTCAATTAATTTTGATGGTGCTGGAGGTCAGGCAAATAAATTAGGTGTTTACTTTTATGATGGTGCTACTGATTATGGTTATTATTCAGCTAGATTATTTAGAGATTTTTCTGCTTGGTATCATGTTGTTATTGCAATAGATACTACACAAGCAACAGCAAGTAATAGAATAAAAATGTATGTTAATGGAATTCAAGAAACATTAACTGCTGTTTATGGTGAATTTACGCAAAATCTAGATACTTATTATAACAGTAACGTCGTACATCGTATTGGTTACAATAGTGATGTTGCATTGGCTCAACTTAGTGGATATTTATCAGAATTTTATTCTATTGATGGTCAACAACTAGACCCTACATCATTCGGTGAAACAGATTCAGCAACTGGAATCTGGAAACCAAAAGCATACACAGGTTCGTTTGGAACTAATGGTTATTATTTAAAGTTTGAAAATTCTGCAGCACTTGGAACAGATTCTTCAGGAAACGGAAATACTTGGACAGCAAATAATTTAACTTCAGTAGATCAGAGTACAGATACTCCTACTAATAATTTTAATACTTTAAATACACTTGTCCCATTGGGAGCTAACTTTGCTGCACCAACAGAAGGCAATTTATCTTTATCTTCATCAGGAACAGGTGATAGTGGATTTTTCGCATCAACAATAATTCCATCTGCTGGTAAATGGTACTTTGAAGTAAAAACAACTGTTGTATCTTCTTCAGATAGAACTAAAATTTCTATTGCTAATTTTGAATCAGTAACTGGAACAGATAATATAGAAAATGGTAATTATAAAGGAATAAGTGTTTCTACTGGAACATTTGGTAGAATAGCTGTAACAGATGGTGCTACAACTACTGAATTTGACGTTGCAGGATATGTACCAGTTGCAAATGATATTATGATATTTGCTGTTGATATGGATAATTCAAGAGTTTATATTGGTAAGAATGGAACTTGGTTTACAACTACTGCTGCTTCAGGCGGTAACCCAGCAACTTCAACTGGATTTTTTTCTCCAGTATTAGGTAATGGTTTTGCTGTTGGTTCTGGTCATAGCGCTGGTACATCAGTTTCTGCTACTAATCAATTTAATTTTGGTTCTCCAATTTATTCTGCAAATGGCTACACAGACGCAGGTGGCTTTGGAAACTTTTCATATCAACCCCCTTCTGGATACTTCGCACTATGTACCAGAACATTAGCAATTTACGGATAGACTATGGCATATACAACGATCAATAAAGGTTCTAGTTATTTTAATACAGTTCTTTATACTGGTACTGGTTCTAATTTAGCAATAACTGGTGTTGGTTTTAAACCAGATTGGGTTTGGTGTAAATCAAGATCATCAGGAACAGAAGATCATACTGGTTGGGATGCTGTAAGAGGTAGTACTGCAAGATTAAGTCCAAATACAACAGGTGCACAATTTGTTGATGCAACACAAGGAATGCAATCTTTTAATACTGATGGATTTACTTGCGGTGTTAGCGATCAATACAATAAATCTGGTCAAACACAAGTTTCATGGTGTTGGCTTGGTGCAAACACAACAGTATCTAATACTTCAGGAACTATCACAAGCACAGTATCAGCTAATCCAACAGCTGGATTTAGTATTGTAAGTTATACTGGTAATGGTTCTGCCGGAGCTACAGTTGGTCATGGTTTAGGTGCAGTTCCTAAAATGATGATTCATAAAGATAGAACTACTGGTGGTTATCAATGGGGTATTTATACTAGTACTTTAGGTCCTACTAAAAATTTAAACTTTACAGCTGGTGCAGCAAATACAGCTTCAACGTATTATAACGACACAGCACCAACATCCTCTGTTTTTTCTTTAGGAACAAATGTTGGATATAATGCTAATACTGATTCTTATATCGCCTACTGCTTCGCTGAAATAAAAGGATATTCTAAATTTGGTTCTTACAGAGGTAATGGTTCTGCTAATGGTACGTTTGTATATACTGGATTTAAACCTGCATTTGTTATGGTTAAATCAACGGGTGCTGGAGCTAATTGGCTTATGCAAAATAATAAGACATTAGGATATAACGCAAGTAATTCTGAACTTTATGCAAATTTAACAAATGCAGAAATAACAGCTGATAGAGCAGATCTTTTAAGTAATGGATTTAAAGCAAGAATAAATTCAGGTGAAAACAATTCTTCTGGTGTTACATATATTTATATGGCATTTGCTGAAAATCCATTCGTAACATCAACTCAAATACCAACTACTGCAAGGTAGACAAATGATTAAAAATAAACTATAAAGGAGACACTATGTTCGCAAAAGTAGAAAACAATCAAGTAGTAGCAGCTAATTCAAGCAAGGACTTTTTTAAAGGTTCTACTGGGATTTATGAAGTTATTTACAATACTACTAATTTAAAAGACACAGAATTTTATTATAATGGTGCTGAAACATTCACATTTGCAAATGATCAAGTTACAGCGTCTTATGCTCCAGCAACTGCTAAAGCATTAGAAGATAGAAACGAAGTTAATAAAGAAGGTCAACCATTATTAGACCAAGACGGTAAACAAGTTGTAACAAAAGGTTTAAAATCTATTCATGTAGCTAGAATTAAGTCTCAAGCTGCGGGTGCATTACAATCTACAGACTGGTATATAATTAGAAATGCTGAATCAGGTGCTTCAATTCCAACAAATATTTCAACTTATAGAGCTGCAGTTAGAACTAAATCTAATGATATGGAAGCGTTAATTAATGCAGTTACTACTGTAGATCAATTAGCTGCTTTATACGTCTACGATAAAGATACTAAATCTAGACCATTAGGTGACTTTCCTAGACTATAAAAAGTGATATACTACTTATTAAGTAGGAAAATAAATTACCTTTTCACACCTTATTTCTCTACTTCTATACTTAACACTTAACATATTTTATAATGGTTATTAAATTATGCCATTAAAAAAGATACCACTACCTCCAGGTTTTGATAAAAATGACACTGCATCACAAGCAGAGGGACGCTGGATTGATGGAGATAATGTACGTTTTCAATATGGTTCTCCTGAAAAAATAGGGGGTTGGCAGCAAATTAACTCATCTATTTTAGTAGGCGCTGGTAGAGATATTCATTCTTGGTTTGATTTAACAGGTAGAAAATACGAAGCTATTGGAACAAATAAAATTTTATATATTTTATTTGAAGATACTTTTTATGATATTACTCCATTAGGAACAGCGTTAACTAGTTGTACTTATACATCTACTACAGGCTCTACTACAGTAACTATTAATAAAGCAGCTCATGGTTTATTAACTGGGGATTTAATTAAATTCACAAGTGTAACAACACCTGGACCTACTACTACTAGTTTTACAGCCGCAGATTTTACTACAAATATATTTGAAGTTAAGACAGTTCCAACAACAGGAACTTTTACAATTACAATGGCAGTTACAGAAACAGGAACTGGAGTTACTGCAGGTGGATCAATTACAACAAATCCTTATGTAACAGTAGGTCCTGTTCTTTCTACATTTGGATATGGTTGGGGAGCTGGGCAATGGGGTATTTCTACTTGGGGCACAGCTAGAACAACATCTAATACAGATATTGATGCAGGTTCATGGTCTTTAGATAACTTTGGAGAATTATTAATAGCGACTGTTAAAAATGGACAAACTTTTTCATGGGATCCAAATGCAGGAGCAGGAGTTACAGCACGTGCAACTATTATACCAGGAAACCCTACAGCATCAGTATTAACAAGAGTATCAGACAGAGATAGACATTTAATTCATTTTGGAACAGAAACAACTATTGGTAATCCAGCTACTCAAGATCCAATGTTTATAAGATTTTCAGATCAAGAAGATATTGAATTATATGAACCAACTTCTACAAACACAGCAGGTACATTTAGATTAGATAATGGAAGTACAATTATAGCAGCAGTTAAAGGTAAAGATTATATGTTAGTTCTTACAGATGAAGCAGCTTACACAATGCAATTTGTAGGACCACCGTTTACATTTAGTATTCGTCAAGTTGGTACTAACTGTGGTTGTATTGGTCAACATGCTGCAGTCTTTGTAGACGGTGCTGTTTATTGGATGGGTGATTCTGGTAATTTCTTTGTATTTGATGGAACAGTTAAAACATTATCATCTTCAGTTGAAGATTTTGTGTTTACAACTCAAGGAGATAGTTTAGGTTTAAATTTTGTACAAGGAGATACAGTATTTGCAGGTCATAATAGTTTGTATACTGAAATAAATTGGTTTTACTCAAAAGCTGGTTCTACAGAAATAGATAGAGTTGTTACTTACAACTATAAACTTCAGTCTTGGACTACAGGAACACTTGCAAGAACAACTTATGAAGACTCTCATGTTTTTGATAATCCTACTGCAACTAAATATATTTCAACTTTAACTCCTAATACTCCAACAATTAATGGAGTGAGTAATGGAGGTAGTTATGTATTTGAACATGAAGTTGGAGTTAATGAAGTATTAAATTTAACAAGTACTAATAGCACTGATATTGTTATTCCTGCTTATATTAAATCAGGAGATTTTGATTTAGATATAGAGGGAGATGGTGAATTCTTTATTAAAATAAGAAGATTTATTCCTGACTTTAAATATTTAGATGGCAATACAAAAGTAACTTTATTCTTTAGAGCGTATCCAGCAGATACAACCACGGCACAGGGACAAACAACTGTGGGTCCCTTTACAGTATCTTCAACAACAGATAAGATAGACACACGCGCGCGAGGAAGACTTGCGGCAATAAAAATTGAAAACGATGCACTTAATGACAATTGGCGTTATGGTATATTTAGAGTAGATATACAACCAGACGGCAGAGGCGGAAGTGCTCCACAAACATAATGGCTAAAATAAATCTTTACATCCCAGAACCACCACAGGATTATACTGTAGAAAGTTTAAGACAAATTAATCAAGCATTGGAAACATTAAAAGATCAATTAAACTTTTCTTTTCAAGAAGAATTAAAACAAGAAATAGAAAGAACTGTTTGGTATAGTATGAGGTTTGGCTGCTAATGAGTTGTAATAATGTAAATATTGGTAATGGTCAGTTAATTACAATCGGGGGTAATAACGTTGATGCATTCGGAAGATTAAGGGTTTCTGAACCTTTAACTATCTTTGACAGTAAAAGTATTATGTCAAAGAATAATTTATTTGATGAGTCTACTGCAAATGGTGGAAGTGTTACTTATACAGCTAATAAATCTACAGTTAATTTAAATGTAACAGAAGCAGCAGGATCTAAGACAATAAGACAAACTAAAAGAGTTATGTCTTATCAACCTGGTAAGTCATTGCTTATTTTTAACACATTCGTAATGAATACTTTAACTGCAAATTTGAAACAAAAGGTAGGTTTATTTG